ATGAGTAATGACGTCAATAAATTGAAACAGAGGCTGGAAATCAGGAAATACCTGGTTTTTGCCGGGATGTTCCTCCTGTTCCTCGGAGCGATGTGGCTCATTTTCGCACCGTCCGAAGAGGAAAAAAAGAAAGAGGAAAAAAATGCGGGATTCAACACCGAGCTTCCCGATCCGAGGGAAGCGGGCATAGAAGGGGACAAGATTGCCGCCTATGAGCAGGCTGACATGAAACGCAAACAGACGGAAAAACTGCGTACGCTGGAGGATTTCTCCGGGATGGCAGACGGGAACTCCGGGACTGTCGTGGAATTGTCACCGGATGCGGATGCCAAGGATGGCAGTTCTCGTGAAGGTGACAGAAGGAATGAAGCCTGTTCTTCATCCGTCTCCGCCTACAATGACATCAACAGGACGCTCGGCAACTTTTACGAGTCACCGCAGGAAGATCCGGAGAAGGAGGCGTTGAAAGCCGAGGTGGAACAACTCAAGCAGGCGGTCGCCGCACAGAACGCGCAGCCGGGTTACGAGGAGCAGGTAGCTCTCCTGGAAAAATCCTATGAGCTTGCGGCCAGGTATATGCCGGGCAATGGCAGTGTGAATACGGACAGCCGTTCCGATAATGAAAGTCCCGGGCGGAACGGAAAGGCGAAAGCCGTTCCCGTGGGGCTGGTTTCCACACCGGTGGTATCATCGTTGCCGCAGCCTGTCAGTGATTCTATACAGCTTACAGGAATGGCACAACCGGAAAGATTCCACACGCCAATCGGTCATAAAGAAGAGAGAAATGTGAGGAATACCATCCGGGCCTGCATCCACGGGGACCAGACCGTCATCAGCGGTCAGGGAGTGAGGATGAGACTGCTGGAGCCAATGCGTGTAGGGAAGCATATCCTGCCCAAAAACTCCCTGCTTACCGGAGAAGGGCGCATACAGGGTGAAAGGCTTCACGTCAATATCCTTCAGGTGGAATATGGCGGTACCATCATCCCCGTGGAACTTGCCGTGTATGACAATGACGGACAGGGCGGCATCTTCATTCCGGGGTCAATGGAGGCTAACGCCGTCAGGGAGGTTGCCGCCAATCTGGGGCAGAATCTCGGCACGAGCATCTCCATCACCAACCAGTCGGCAGGTGACCAGCTGCTTTCCGAACTCGGAAAGGGTGCCATACAAGGTGTCTCGCAGTACATATCCCGGAAGATGCGTGAAGAGAAGGCGCATCTCAAGTCAGGCTATACCCTGATGCTTTATCAAGACAACGATCAATAACAATCCATTAAAATTCAATCGACATGAAAAAGTTTTTTGTAATGCTTGCCCTTGCATGGGGCACTGTGGGTGCTTTCGCCCAAAATGAAGCCGACAGCGTAGCGGCGGTAAACAATGCCATCACACTGGCCAAGGATGTGTATCCTCAAAAAGAGGAGGACGGAGACCTCTATCACGGTCTGACCCGTAAACTCACCTTTGACAGGATGATACCTCCATACGGGCTGGAAGTGACCTATGGAAAGACCACGCACATCATTTTCCCGTCATCGGTGCGTTATGTGGACCTCGGTTCTCCGAACCTCATTGCAGGCAAGGCGGACGGTGCGGAGAATGTCATCCGTGTAAAGGCCACCGTGAAGGACTTCCGTGAGGAGACCAACATGTCCGTGATTACCGAAAGCGGAAGTTTTTACACCTTCAATGTGAAGTATGCGGAAGAGCCGCTGCTGCTGAATATCGAGATGAAGGATTTCATTCATGACGGAAGTGAGGTGAACCGCCCCAACAACGCCCTTGACATCTACCTGAAGGAATTGGGCTGCGAATCGCCTAAATTGGTACACCTTATCTCGAAGTCCATCCACAAGGACAACAGACGGCACATCAAGCATATCGGGTGCAAGGCGTTCGGCATCCAGTACCTGCTCCGCGGACTCTATACGCACAACGGCCTGCTTTATTTTCATACACAGATAAAGAACCGCTCCAACGTGCCTTATGAGGTGGATTTCGTGACTTTTAAAATTGTGGACAAGAAGCTGATGAAACGTACCGCCATCCAGGAACAGGTGATATTCCCACTGCGTGCTTACGACTATGTAACGTCCGTCGCGGGAAAAAAGGACGGGCGCACCGTTTTTGTCTTCGACAAATTCACCATCCCCTCGGACAAGGTACTGGTGGTGGAGATGCACGAGAAAGGCGGTGGCAGACACCAGACCTTCACCGTGGAAAGTGAGGACATCGTGAGAGCCGGGGTTATCAACGAACTTAAAGTGAAGTAGCCATGAAGAAGTATCTGTTCCTTTTTGTTACAGTCGTGTCGCTTGCCCTGTTTTCAGGGCGGGCGCACGCCCAGCGGTACCTGCCCGGGATGAAGGGCGTGGAACTGCGCGGAGGATTTGCGAACGGCTCAAAGTCCCCCTTGAATTATTATACCGGATTTGCCGTTTCCGGATACACCCCAAAAGCCAACCGCTGGGTCATAGGCGCCGAGTATCTGATGAAGAACTACGGGTATCGGAATGCGAGCGTACCCCGTGCGCAGTTCACGGCAGAAGGCGGCTATTACCTGAAATTCCTGTCTGATCCGACAAAGACGGTCTTCCTCTCGGTCGGCGGTTCCGCACTGGCCGGCTATGAAACCGTGAATTGGGGAGACAGGATGCTGTTTGACGGTTCAACGCTGCTCGCCAAGGATGCGTTTGTCTATGGCGGCGCGATAACCCTGGAGCTTGAGGCATACCTGACAGACCGCATCGTCCTTCTTGCCGGTATCCGGGAACGTGTATTGTGGGGAAGCTCGCTGGACCTGTTCACGACACAGTTCGGTCTGGGCGTAAAATTCATAATCCATTAAAACCGTACCGCTTATGACTATAGAAGAGATAAGAGACATTCCTATCGCCGTTTTTCTGGCACGGATGGGATATGAACCGGCAAGAAGACGGGGGGATGAATATTGGTATCTGGCCCCGTATCGGGAGGAGCGCACCGCCTCGTTCCAGCTGAATGTCCGTAAAGATATATGGCATGACTTCGGTACCGGACAGGGAGGCGACATATTCACCCTTGCCGGGGAGTTTATCGGCAGCGGGGATTTCAAGGCGCAGGCCAGGTTCATAACAGAGATATGGGGCGGTCTTGCTCCCGAACACAAGACCGTTTTCCGCTCCGGGGAAAATGACAGGGAGGATTCCCATAGGCAGGAAAGTTTCACGAAGGTACAGTCCGGACCGCTGCACAACAGAGTCCTGCTCCGTTATCTGGCGGAACGTGGCATTAGCGGTGATGTGGCTATGCCGAACTGCAAGGAGATCAGGTATACCTTGCACGGGAAGCGGTATTTCGCCATCGGTTTCAGGAATGTCAGCGGTGGATACGAGGTGCGCAACCGCTTTTTTAAGGCCAGTCTCTCCCCGAAAGACATTTCGCTGATGGACAACGGTTCGGATACTTGCAATCTCTTCGAGGGGTTTATCGACTGCCTCTCGTGGATGCAACTCGAATTGGGATGTGGCGACGACTATCTCGTACTGAACTCGGTGGCATTGCTGGAACGCTCGTTCCCCGTTCTTGACAGGTATGAGAGAGTCAACTGTTACCTGGACCGGGACGAAGCCGGACGGCGCACGCTGGAGGCTCTCCGCAAACGCTACGCGGATAAAATAGTGGACTGTTCCTCTTTGTACAAAGGATACAAGGATCTGAACGAATACCTGCAAAACAAGTTTCTGTAAAAATAGAATTAAGTATAACGTTTTAAAATCTGATTGAATATGAATGCATTGAATAAAAAAAGAGGATTGGTCGGAATGACGGCAATCCTGTTCCTGGGTCTGGTGGCTTGTCTGTTGTCCGCCTGCAATGATGAAGTGGATGTACAGCAGTCCTATCCGTTCAAGGTGGAGACCCTGCCTGTCCCCACACGTATTGTGAAAGGCGAGACGGTGGAAATACGGTGTGAACTCAAACGTGAGGGACGGTTTTCCGATGCCCGCTACACCATCCGATATTTCCAGCCGGACGGCAAGGGTACACTCCGTATGGATGACGGGATGGTGCTGCTGCCCAATGACCGCTATCCCCTTGACAGGGAGGTGTTCAGGCTATACTACACTTCTGAAAGCGAGGACCAGCAGACGATAGACATCTATTTCGAGGACAATAGCGAACCGGCACAGCTTTGCCAATTGACTTTTGACTTCAACAACGAGACGGAGGACGAGGATTCCGTCGTGACTGCGGATAGTAAGGAATTGCCGGTCACAACAGTCAGACACTAAGCCGGTCCTGCCTATGATGAAGTTAAAAGCAATATGGTTTGCGGTGCTTTCCGCTGCGGTCTTTTTTTCAGGTATGCCTTCAAGGGCGGAGAATCCGGTAAAGGCAAGTCCGGACAAGTTCAGTCTTGCGGTCGAGTGTGTCAAGCGATTCGAGGGTTGGCATGGAGAGAAAAAGCATTGGCCTTATGTCGGGTGGGGTCACAAAGTTCTTCCCGGGGAGAGGTTTACCAACGGTATTACAAAAGCACAGGGCGATTCCATTCTGAGAGCAGACCTCCGTAAGTTGTGCCGCATGTTCAGTTATCTGGGACGTGATTCTTTGTTGGCAGCAGTCCTTTCATATAATGTGGGACCCTACAGATTAAAAGGATATGGGAAAAGACCGAAGAGCCGGCTGTTGAAGAAACTGGAGTCGGGCGACCGTAATATTTACAAGGAATATGTCTCTTTCAGGTGCTATAAAGGGAAAGTGGTTCCGAGCATCGAACGGAGAAGGAAGGTGGAATTCATGCTGCTTTTTGAAGAGTAATTGAAAAAGGGAGAACCTTTCAGTTGTTATCACTGTCAGGTTCTCCCTTATTTCTTTGGTTTGAGAAGCTTGCATGTCAGTTTACCTGAACGGCATCCTGTACTTCCAGCTCTTCCGGCAGACGGGAAAGCAGGAGTTCCGCCATGGCTCCGTTCTGTGGAATAAGGGCCGGGAAGTCTGTCTTTCCGGGCTTGTATATCTCTGTGGCTATATTGTATAATTCCCAAGCGGTAATCTGTCCTTTGCTCATGGCCAGTTTAAGCACCTCTTCCGTGAAGATGGAAATCTGTCCCTGGTTCAGTGGATAGGTTTCCACGGAGGATGAGAGGTCCCTGTCCGAACTGTCGTGGGAGACACGCAACGCGGTCAGCAGACCTATGTACATATAGATTTCCTCCATAGATATAATCCGGCGTTTCAACCGTTGTATGCGTTCGATGTCCTCGTTCATGTTCACCTCGAAATTGGCCAGCCAACCATCCACGGTTTTGAACACCTCTTCCGTCGAGACTTTCTTCTTGCCGTAATTGCAGACGCTTCGCTCGGGTGAAAGGATACACTGGTTATGACAGATTAGCACGCAGGGGCCTATGGCTGCCTGTATGCCGTCCTGGTGGTAGGCGATGACCAATGTCGTGGTCAGTTCGTCCGTCTCCCAATCCTTGATCCGGATGGTAGCGAAAATACGGCGCAGGATATGGGCTTCCACGGCTTTTTCGCCATGTGTCTGTTCAACCTGCGGGAGGATGCTCACTCCCGGCTGTGTCTTGTTCCTGTTCTGGGCAGCGAAGATTTCTTCCACCTCATAGTCGAGATTGTATTTCTCGCAGATGTCCATCATGCGCCGGATGACCTGGTAATGGTAGATGCCCTGCACCGGATTGTTGTAGATGTCATTCTCTTTATAGGTGCGTTGAAGTGTCTCGAAGTTCATCACTTCAATTCCGTTTTTCTGGAAGTCAAACTGCTGTTGTCTTTCCATTACTGCCAATGTCGTTTCCATATTGAATTGAATTTTATAAAGTTAATATTGTCGTTTGCCTCTCATCAGGTGTGTATCTGCCATCCATGGAACGGCTGTAGTGTCACGGCGAAAGAACGGTCCGGTATTCCGTGATAGAGCAGACCGCCCACGATGCCTGTCCTTCCGTCGGGATAGCGTTGGGTGAAGCCGAACGAGTACGGGGCATGGTCATAGTAGAGTGAGATTTCGCTGGGACAGTCAGGATTTTCTTCCCAGCTCTTCAACCGTTCCAGGCATTTCTGGAGTGAGATGTCACCGATGGATTCGGCATAACGCTTTACATTCTCGAAATGTTCTTCATTCAGGATTTTCATGATTCATTGTATTTTATCTGTTAAACACGTCCGGCTCCGGGAGCCGGTATTTTTATTTCTCGCCTGCTTGACTGTCCCGTGGCAGTACCCGCAAGGTTTGGCGAAAGAAAATACCGCAGCCGTCAGGCGAGGATGATTTTCTTTCAGCCAACCCCGCAAGGGGCCTGACCTTGACAGGGTACACCGGACACGGGACTACCTTTGCAGGGTGGGAAATAAAATACACGGTAGTGTGCTTTGCATGGTCTGTGGCGATTCTCTTCCTGATTTGTTCGCCATTGCCGGACAAATGGTGTATTTTTGTAATTTCTAATTTCAGGCTTATGGAAAACTATATAAAGAAAGCGGCGGATGCTTTCCTTGTGGAGCGTCCGTACGGTATGCGTGTGGATTACAGGAAGAAAGGATTCGTGCTGTTTAACCGTAACCTCAATGTGTTGGGAAATGCGGAACAGACCCGTCTGGAAGAACTGCCTCTGGAGCGGTTCAATGTGGAGGAGATTCCGTTGGAGGGTGAAGTCGTGGAGGAACACGCAGGATTTACCGATGTATTCTTCTATACCGATCTGACCAATCCCTATGCCGGATATGTACTGAATTTGCAAAAGCTTAAAGCCTATAACCGGTTTATGTTTCCGCTGGCAATGGCGCTGAACCGTGAGTTGTGAGGCCGGAAGATGGCAGCGGTAACAGTTGCATGAAGCAGGCCGTTACCGCCAGCATTTATTGTTTGCCCTCTTTTTCTGTTATGAACGCAAGATAGGCGGACACGGCCTTATGGCATCCGGTAAAGTCCGGAGTCCGGTGACCTTTGATTTTCCGGTAACTGATGGTTCCTTCCTTATTTATGCCCATAACATGCCTGTTGAATGTCCCTTTGGTTCTGATATGGATGTCAAAACCGTCCCTTCCGGTGATTTCAAGGAACATTCCTCCCGTGATCCGTTCCCCGTCCAGGAATTTCTCTTTCTGTTCATTGAGTAGCCGCTGATGTTGCTCTTCCTGCACTCTGCGCTCTTCCGCCTCTTTCTCCTTCTGCTCCCTGCGTTTCTGCTCCTGTATTCTTTTATATTCCTCACGGGCTTGCACCAGGGAAGTGGTGTCAAGTCCGAGAGCCTCGAACACGCGAACGGAGATCAAATTGACGAAGGCTCCTCTTTCCGCACTTTGAAGCGTATCCGCAATCCAGTTCCTGCAATAGGTGGCGGCTTCCTCTCTGCAATCTTCTCCCTTGAGAAACCGGCGTGAATACTGCCCGCTGGAAAAATAAACGTTTTCAATCCGGCAGACCACATGGAAACAGTCATCGTCTTCATTCCCGTCTTCGTTCTTTCTTGACAGGGAGAGATATACATTCTTCGCATACGGCTCCAGTTCCATATAAGAAGCCACGACGGTATTCCCGTCAGACTTGTACTTGAACACTTTTGCTTTCATTGTTACATTTTTTTTGATTGTCCGTTCATATAATCCGTAATTCTCATTTCCAGTTCATCGTATATCCGGTTGAACAGTTCCTGGTACTCTTCCAGAAAAGCCCCGTCCGTATCGCACATGTCTTCGAGTGTCTTTCCATTTGCACGGCACAGCTCCGTATCGGCCAGCTCACAGACAATCTCGCTGAGCATCGAGCGGTCCTTGTCTTCGGGAAGCAGCCCTCCTTTTTTCAGAAGGCAGTAGTTACGGATATTGATTCGCAAATACAGGTCCGCCTCTTTCCACCGTCCATCGGGAAAAAGAGAGAATGCCTGTTTCAGTCCGTCGGGCTGTCCGCCCCACCATTCGTTCAAATTGTTCGGTTCCATATTGATAAGTTTAATTGATTACTGTCTGTTTGGTTTGCCATTGCCGATGGGCGGTGATGTATTCCTGTCGTTCCTTCTCCAGTAACGCTTCTGCTTCGGGAGTGTAGCCGATAAAACGAATGTAACCGCCGTTATAGCCTGTAAGCTTGCACCGAATACCGGCTTTCTCCAATTTGTTGATCCGTTTCTGAGCCAGTTTCGCGCTTGAATAATCCTTCGGCCAGAAATAATGCTCTCCGTGTGAGCCGTAATGGTCTTCTCCGAATATCATTTCGCCGGAATGCCTCCTGTGCTCGATAAAATCAAAGCGGGCTGTGCCCAACGCCTGCCTGATGGCCTTGTGTGCCGGACCTTCGGGATGCTTGAACACTTCCGGCTTGTCCTTCCCCTTACAGTCAAGTTTCGGCAGTTCCACCTTGTAAGGCTTCCGGTAACTCCCTATAGCCAATGTCAGGTAGAAATTGGTATGGAAATAATCCGTCATCGCATCGCTGTCATCGAAGTTGTATGACATGACAAAGTCACAGACATTCAGCATCACCTCCTTGGCACGGTCTGTAAGATCGGGGTTTCGCTCTATGTTGTAGTGGTTGATATGATCCTGTACTTTGCCGGATTCCCTGGTGAACGCCTCAAAGTCCGCGCTCATCAGTTTGATGTAAATGGAATTGTAGTTCTCCCGTCTGACGGAGAACTTATATCTCGGATAGATTTCCTTTAGCCAAGTTCTCACAAGTTCTACGATTTCAGGGGCATGTTGCCCTTTGTAGTTGCGACCTTTCCAACGGTATTCATTATACACGTACTCGGTATATTCCTTTGCCGTGGCACCCGAATAGTCATGTTCATACCCGGTTGATGCGGCAGAGACATCCGGTTTGTCTTTCCAGACTTCAAAAAGCCTTTCAAACTCGGTGTTCACCTGTTGCATGATGGCAGTGTCGCCACCCTTGTCCGGGTGGTGCTGCAATGCCAGACGGCGGTATTCCTTCTTCAGGTCCGCCAATGAATGTATGTTATGAAAATAAGCCATAGCTATAGGTATTTATGCCCCTGCGAGGCGGTTGATAAAATATTCCTGGTTGTCAAGGTCAAGTCCGAGGTTGCTGCACGCCATTTCGATGTCATCTTCCCTCAGGTCGTCCGCCTCCTGCAACTCGCGCAGGTACCGGATTTCAGAATCCAAGTATTCCTGCGCTTCCATATGGCTGCAACTGCATGAGTTGCTAATCTGTTCAATGATGTTAATCTGCATATTATTCGTTTTTAGAATTATACCTGTTGTAAATTTCCCGTTTATGTTCGTAGTCCCGGCTGTTCCACCATTGGTCTGCCGCATCAATGAATGTCTGCGTGTTTTCGGAAGGCGGAGAGTCACAGACTTTCAACCCTGTGATTTGTTCCTTTGTTTCAAAACCGCACGACTCCCACCAGCCCTGCATCTTTTGTGTGAACTCCGCCTTAGTACAGAAAAAGACCTGAACGCCACATTCTTCGCACCATTTCCCATCGCACCACAGCCCGTTATTGTCATCATGCACATAGCTGATACGTTCATCCGTATTGGCGTTTATCCATGCTTGGATTTCCAACTGCCGTGAACCGCATTCTTTACAGACAAGGATGTCGGAATCGTCCGGCTCTTTTCTGAAAGCCCTGCCGTCATAGAGTGTAACGGCACGTTCCACGAGCAATTTCTGGTTGTTTTCCGATAACTCGGCAAAGAACCGTTCCGCCGCGCCGAATATGGACTTGTCCGCCAATGCGGACCATTTATCCCAGAAGTGCCGGTACATATCTCCAAATACGGCCTTGCATTCTTCCTTGCTCCAGGCGTTCCACATATAGTAGAAGAAGCTGGAGACTGCGTTTTCCGCTTGATATTTCATTGTTCTTCAGTTTGTGGTTCTACTTTTTTGCTCTCTTCCAGTTGCTGCCATACAGCCTCATACATTCCGGAAAGCCAGTCGATGTTACTGGCTCCGAGTTTGAACGGGCTGTAACATTCCACTTCATCACCGCTTTCTTTCTCTTCGGCAAGGACGGTCAGGCTGCTGTCCGTTACCCGGAGTCCTGTCACCCTGCATTCGTAGGGGTCTCCGTTCTTGCCAAACCATATCACCCAGACCGGGTCATAATCCTCTTCCGGAAACCGTATCGCGTTCATGGCATGGTCATGGAGCAACTGCCGTATCGCTTCGATGATGTCTTTTCGCAGTTCTTCGATCCTGTCTCCGAACACCGACATGGGGGATTTCCCGCCTCGCTGCCTTACGGAGAGAACCTGCAAGTCCGGATGACAACCGAACTTCCAGTCCGTCACTTCATCGTCATCCCGCGTTGTGTGGATGTTGCCGCCCAATACCAGACCGCAGTCTTCCGCCACCATGCTTTCCGCTTCTTCACGGTCTTCCGCCACCACTGTGTAAGTACCCTCGAAGATGTACCTTACTTTTACATCGTATTTTTCCATAATCTTCTATGATTTGATTGTTGATTAGTTGATTTTATCAGGATACAATGCGAACCGCATCTCCGAAAAAGGAGTCGTCCACCCCATATACATGCCGGACCGAACAGTCATATTTGGAACGTTCGTCATCCAGCCGGAAGCGGAAACCATGATAGTCCTTGACTTCCAATTTCAGCTTTACGTCCCGTTTCAGTTCCATTTCAAGCAGGCTTCCACCACCATACGTCGAACTGAAAAGTCCGCAACAGTTGCCTTTGGGGATAATGACCTCTTTCAATGAAAAGTCGGCTTCATACAGCTCTTTCAGGCTTACCCTGCCGATGTAAGTCAGCAGGTTCGCCCCGCAGCAGGAATTGATAAGTTCCTCGTAGAATTGTTCGTAGGAAACCTGCTCCTTGCCGTTCCGGTTCTTACGGTTCGGGAAACGCCCGTAAGCCCTGTAGCCGTGCTCTGTCAAGATTTTCTTTACTCTCGCCGGATTGAGGTTCAGGCTGTCCACCATGTCCCCGAAGTAGGATTCCTCGTACCTGTAACCGCCTTGCGATTCAAACCAGTTGGAGTTGATGCAGTCATAGTTGGAAAGCATCTCCACACGGATAGGAATGTCGTCCGTGTGCCTTACCAATTCCTTCACCACGTCCGAATCGTTGCGGCTGTAAATCTCGTCACGGATTTCATCTTCGTATTCATCGAAGAAGTCATCGACCGCTTCCCCGTCAAAGTCATGGAATACGGCACATTCCTCTTTCAGTTTCGCAATAATCTCACGGACAGCTTCCCATTCGGCATCGCTGTACCACTCGTCTGCCTTTTCCCACAAATGTTCGCGGCTCTTGCTGTCAAGGCATTTTTGAATCAGTCCGCAATGATTGTCAAGATTGTCATTGTAGTCCGTCCATATTAGTGTATAGGCCGGTTCCATCAGGGATTTGATGAAATCCAATGTCAATGTTTTCTGTTCATCCATTTCTGTTACCTGTGTACGGCAGGATTCCTTTTCCCGTACATATCGTTATAAATGACGGAAGCGGCCTTCAAGCCGCCTCCGTGTTGTTTCCTAACCATACAGTTCCTTCACGATCTTGTCATATATTTCCTTTGCCATTTCCGTATTCCGGTTGAAGTGGAAATAAGCCGTGTATCTGTATCCTGTTCTTGGCACTCCTCCGCACTGCTGTATTGCCCTGTCTATCTCCCAGTCGATATCACCTATGCCAAGAGATATGCTTGTGCCATGCAGCATACACCGTGCGAGTTTCAATGCGGAATCTGTCTTGTCTTCCTTGCGCAACCGGTCGAAAGCCATCAGCGCGATTTGTCTGTTTGAAATCTTTATCTCTTCCATATATTTTGCATCTGTTTGGGTCAGACAATCCCGGTAAGTTGCCTGAATCGCGCAACTATTTCATTGCATTTGCTTTGGGCAAGTTCCTCATATTTTTTGCAAATGGCACAGTATGCCTTCCAAGGTTGGCCTCTAAGCTCGTGCTCGTATGAGGACCTGACCAATTCCGGATATTCTTCAAAAAGTGTCTTGAATGCTTTACGCCATTTGCGCCCTTGCCACAATCCGTTTGCTATCAATGTTATGAATTCAAACATCTGTTCGTCTGTTTTCACATCCAATGCATAAAAATGGTCTGTTGTCGGCCACACGTTGTTGGAATGCTGCCAAGTTTCTATCTGCTTGGTTTTGGCATTGTATGCCATTCTTGTAATTACCTGGTGACTCATATTGATATGTTTTTAGTTCATTACCGTATTGTCTCTTTTCCTGTCACGGCTTGCCAGCATCCCGAAATGGATGCTGAATATGCGCCGGCTGAAGCAGAGCGGCGAGTTGTATTCCACCCGTTGCCACAGGGTAAAGTGGTTGTCGGAGAATGACCATCTGAAATATCCTGACAACGAGCCGAATAGCGGATTGGCATTCCTGTTTATCAGGAACCTGTTCACATCCACGATGTGCCCTGCCGTCAGGAGAATGTTCAGTATCTCCACAAACGCCATTTGCGAATAGGGGTCAACCGGCATTACCGGTCCTTTGAAGTTGATTTCCATCTTGTATATGTTTATACGCTTTAATCGTAATTGTCATCGAATACCTCGAAGCGGGGAATACCCGTGTCGAAATAGTTGCTTGATATGCCCGGATAGTACAGCAGGCTGTCATCCCCGCTGTCCGGGCAAGGCTCATCGTCGATATAGGCCGCATTTCCATAAAGTTCGATATAGTGCGCCACCAGCAGGTGCGGGTCTTCCGTACTGATGTCATGCCCGTAACGGTCACACCAGTCGAAGAAGCAATCCTTGTCGGGTTCCTCCAGCTGTTCCATCGCCTCCCTTATCTCGAAGAAGTTGGAACACAGCCATTCCCGGTTGATGAGCAGGTCCGGGATTTCCTCCCATCTCGTGTACCTGTATTCCGGAGTTTCCTCTTCGGGAAACAGTTCGGAGCAGGTGCACAGGAATTCCCCCATGTCGCCGAAGTCGGACATTTGCAGCAGGTTGTCTTTTTCCTGCCCCATGTCTATGAGATGCTGCGTGGTCACTGCCACTTCTGCCTGATTCAAGTCCATGATATTCTTCATTATAGTTTATGATTCGGAACCGGGGATTTCATTCCACAGGCTCCAAAAGGTCCGCACCCCGGCAGTGCAGGGTTTTTCGGGATAATACCGGAGCCTCCGGCGAGGATGATTTTCCCGAAAACCGCTTGCGGCATGACCTTGCCCTGCCGGTAAGGGGGCGGGCTACCTTTGCCTGTGGAATGGAATCTGCGGTTTCTCATTTGTTTTTCCATTTTTCAGTTCATGATGCGCTGGCTTCCCCAGCTGATGTGTATCTTGCCTTCGCTGTCCCGTTCCCTGACCAGCAGGCTCTCGATGACGGACATGGTGACGTCGAACTCCTCGAAGATTTCCGACTGTTCCTTTACTTCGCCCGTCTTGATGAACTCGTTCAGCCGCTCTTTGGTAAGCACCAGCGCCATCAGGTTCTGCTCCACGGAGTCCTTGTAGGTGACATAATGCACGTCCTTCAGCTCTTTGGAGTCGAGACGGATGAAACGGAAGTAGAACTGCTCCATCTTCGGGATATTCCATTGCAGGGATTCAAGTATCACGTCGTTGCAGGTGGGTATGTTCACCGAACTGCTCAGGCTCTGCTGCGTGCATACCAGTATGCCGTTGATGGTGGAATCGAACTCCGTCACGATGCTTTGCCGTTTCTTGAACGCCACGTCGCCCTTGACCACAAATACGGGACGGTCAGGAAAACATTCGCGAAGACGGCTCTCGTAAAGGTCGAATGCGGCTATGGACGTGCAGCCGACAGCCACCTTGCCGGGTATCTTCCGTACCAGCCTTTCGATGTACCTTGTCTTGTTCGGAATCCCGTCTCCGGAATAGCCCTCTATCAGGTGTGGGACGGAGCAGGCCTTGATGAGCAGCTTGATCTGGCGCATAAGCCGGAGTCCGGCATCCTTCTTTGCATCCCCCGTGCTGTTGTAATACAGTTCGCAGATGCGGCAGAACTCCTCGATGATGACACGGTAAACCTCACGCTCGCCGTCGGACGGGCTGACGGTATGTGTCCGTATCTTGTATTTCTCTCCTGCAAAGTCCCTGAACTTGCGTGTAATGACGGTCTTCCCGATAAGGCCGGCCAGCTCCTCCTTGTTATAGACATCCTGGTTCTGCTTCTCAATGCCGAACACGGTGGATTTCCCCGGACAGTGGCAGGCACGGAAAAGCACATGCCCCCTGAAAGCGGGGAACGGCTCACCATAGTGCGGATTGTTATCTTCCTCTATCTCCTTGTCCCTGTTCTCGTGGTACACACGACTGCTCCAACAGACCATGTTTATGGAATTGTTATATAACAGCTCAAACTGGCTGTACAGTTCGGCGATGTTGTTGCGTGTGGTCGTACCGGTGTCGAGTATCTTGTATTTGAGGCGGCGGAAGAGACCGAGGATATGCCTTGTACGTTGTGACGACGGGTTGGTTATCTCGTCCGACTCGTCGAAAACAAGGCACAGTTTTCTTGAACTGCGTTTGACAAACCTTGCCATGCCCCGTTTCAGCTTGCCGAGCATGGAGGTGGATAGGACGATGAACACGCCTTCCGGCACAGCTTCCAGGTCGGCATTGTTCCTTGCCACCCGGAACTGTTCCCTGTTTATCGAGAGGAAGGGTATCCATGTCATATTGGTGGCGATGGCAGGAGCCAGTATGATGACATTCCGTACTTTGCGGAATTTGAGCAGGTATTTGGCACGATGGTACACGGCGGCTGTCTTGCCAGAGCCTTGCTGCCAGTTCAGCAGCGCGTGGTGTTTCTGCAAGACGAGGTTCAGGTCGTGTTTCTGGAGCGTGGTAAACTCGCAGGTCTCGCCGTCCTTGTTGATGAATGCACACCGGTCCAGGTATTCTTTCAGCCTGCCATCTTCCTCCATTTCCGGGAACTGCCGGTTCTGCATTTCGTACTCTCTCCGCTTGCGTCGGATCAGTTTCTCCGCCGCACGGATTTGGTGCATGTTCTTTTCTGTCGGCACTTCCGGCATGGGCAGTTCAGTACGTTCCAGCACGAGGTCGTTGATACTTGCCGCCTTGTGCGGAACTTTGTCAAGGAGTCGCGGAGCATATTGTTTCAGTTTGAAGCCGTATGAGGTCTTCACCAATGCCACTTCCTTGCGAGGTACGGTATTTTGCGAGGTGATGTACCTGCGGATGACGGCAAGCACTTTCTTCGGGGTCAGTTTGTTCTTCTCCCATTGCTCCACCTGCTCCCGCGTGGCGTTCTCAGGCGGTTTCTGGTTACGGAACTTCGTGACCAACGCTTCCGCCTTGTCTATATGTTTGTTCAACTTGGCGTGCGCCTTCAGCTCGTACATGTACTTGGCAAGTTTGTACTCGAACAGCTCAAGTTCTTCCTTGTTGATCCGGTTGGTTTCGCGCATCAGGTCGAAACGCAACCGGTGTTTCATCGCCCTTGCCTCGCCGATGCGCTTTTTCAGCTCGTCCGCCGTTATGAATTCTTCCGCGTTGTAAGCCTGCATCTTGATGTGGCCCGATTTACGGAGAAATACCATGATTTTCGTATTGAAGTCATGGACTCCGACTGCGGCAAAGGCTGACGGGCCCAACTTCGTCTGACCGACAAATGAGAATCTGCCGTTTATACCGGCTATCCGTGTCTTCTCCCAGAACCCGCTCTGCATGAAGGAACAGGGCACGATGACCATCAGGATTCCTGCCGGATTGAGCACATCGTAAGCCTTGTCCATATAGTATTCCTGCGACAGTTTGTAGTCGAACTTCAAGTTAAAAGGAGGATTGCCGATGATAACATCGAAACGTTGTTCCGGATAGTATTGCCGGATGTCGCATTTCTCGATATGGGCTTCCGGGTAGAGGTATCGTGCGACAGACACGGCCTTGCCGTCTATGTCGAAGCCGTAGGCATTATGCGGGTTGGGCAGATGGTTGAAGAAATTGCCCATACCGCAACACATGTCAAGAACCATTTCGGATGAGACAGGACACAGCATATCCACCATGTCCCGGCATATTTCATGCGGGGTGAAGAACTGTCCCATCTCGAACTCCTTCTTCGCTTCGGCATACTCGTGGTAGCTGGCAAAGTCGGACTGTTTGAGGTTGTGCAGCCCTCCGATACCGGTATAGCAGTTGTAGATGCTCTCCGCCGGAATGAGGTTCTTGCCGGAGTCTATGGCGAAAAGTATCTTCTCGTTGACTTCGGCACGTATACCTTGCGGTATCTGTTGGGGGATGATGGTATACATGACTTTATCTGTTTATCGTTAAAAATGAAAACACCCCGCAAGGATTGCCTTACGGGGTGCTGTGTAAATCTTATCATGGTCAGTTTTCTCTTAGGGTGATTTCATCCAGATGCAGACGCTTGAAACAACTTTCGGCTGCCGCACTGTCCTTGAACCGGACATCGATACGTCCGTTCTTGTAGAATCGGATTTGCTCGGCATTGGTGGTCGTAAGGTCGTACCAGTCTGTGACAGAAATGTCGTTGTCATCAAAACGGATAATCATCTTTGAATTTCCATTCAGTATGTCATCCGCACCGTAGGCAATGCCGGCACACAGGGTTTCCAGTTCTCCGCCGTAGTTGTAGGAGATTCTGTTCCTTTGGTTGTATTGCATGGAAAAATCGTCGAAACGGATGATTTCGGGAAAGATTATCTTGTCCTTCTTCAACTCCGTCTTGACTTTGCTCCAGTATGCCGGTCTGACAACTTTGCTCAGGCGTGCGAGCAGTTCTTCCACGGCCGTTTCCCGGAAACTCTTGCCGCCCAAGTGTTCGATGACTACATCTACATATGTGTCATAAACAGGACGGAAGCCCATCGGAAGGGTCTTTTCGTCTATTTTATACTCAGGAACCGACACTTTGTAAGTCCTGTTGAAATAAGAAATGATGCGGTTCGCAAAATTCGCGTTGGCGTTTCGGTTCTTATCTACCAGATCGTTAATCAGGTCAAACGGTTTGAACTCGTTGTGTGAATAGTCTTCCCTGTCGTTATGGTAAGTGTAGAAATCACGCATGGAAACCTTGCCGTTTTCTTCGTAATGGAACTTACGTTCGGCTTGGTATTGTTCGGCTTCTTCCTTGAAGACGGCGTACCAGCGGTCAATCTGGTCGAGTGTCTTGTAAAGCAGGTTTTGCTGCGTCTGGCAATAGACACGGTCCTGTTCCGTAATCTTGTCCTCGTTTCTCACTTGTACGCTCAGAATGCCTTGAAGCAGGTCGGGAGCGTTGCCGGCCTTGGGTGCTGTTGTCGTTTGCATATCTGTTAGGGTTAAATGTTAAAAATTATCCGGTTTAATCCGGTAGAAATAAGTGATGTGCTTTTCCATGTCCTTGACTATCTTGACCTGCTCGGGATGGAAGTTGAGCTTTCGCTCTACGGCAGGGATTTTTATCTTTTCCCATTCGGCGGAAGGTAAGAACACATATTCCCGACGGAAACACCATAACACGATTTGATTATCCCAATTTCCCTTGAACACCGTTCCTTCGTAGTCCTTCAGGAACTGCCGGAACTCGGCTTCGTCCCGAAAAGCGATGTCAAAGCCTTGATAGAGATTGCCGTTTTCCGATTCCTCCCTTTTGTGTAGGTAGAACTTCCGGTAGGTCTCGGTCGTGAAATCTCCATACCTGGGATTGGGTTCGGCATAAAACCATAACGGTACCTTAGCCAGAAATGACACCGAACCGTTGGCGCAAGCACCGCAATGCCCCCAGTCCTTGAACACCCCTTCCGTCCATTTCAGGAATTTCAGTTCCTCCGGATTCACGGAATGGAATGCGCCTCCGCTGACACTCAGACGGATATTGCCGTCCTCTTCCCACACGAAAGGCACATACGGCTGTTCGCATACGGAAAGATATCCTTCTTTTGCACTCCTGCTGTCAATAAGGGCGTTTCCGTAATAATCCCCGTGTTCGGTTACATATACCAGCCTGTCTCCGATTTGCGGTGTAATCTTAGAGCGTGTCCGCTCAATGAGTTCCACATAACTGTTGGCCATATCCACATCTTCCTGTGTCAGCCAATGCTGGTGGTCGTATGAAACATTCCGCTCTCTGAGTGTTTCGATACTGTACTTTTCTTTTGTTACCTGCTGTGACATAACAATTTATTTTTAGTGATCCGGCTTTTCGGGGCCGGAGTTCCCGTAACTACAGGCCATAAAAGGTCGTGTCCCGTACATGCAAGGTTGGCGGGAAAAATACCGCAAGCCCTCCGGGCGAGGATGATTTTTCCACGACACCCGGAGGGCTTGACCTTGCTTGTACGAGCAGGACACGGGTTACCTTTGCCTGTGAGTTACGGGGATTCGGCTACGGTATGGCTGTCATGTCCGCTGTATATGTTTCTTGAAATGACCGTGATATTTTATGCCCGAAAATTACCGGCAATCACGAAAAAATGCTACCTTTGCATCAAGAAAAAAGAGTTATTTGAAAGCATGAGGAATATAGTGATTCTAAACAGCTTGGAATTTTCTTATCCGTTGCCCGTTCTCATGCGAGTTTTCTACAAAGCGTTGATAATCAAATAAGATACTTCAGATTACAACAAATATAAAAGAAAAGAGAATGAAATCTCCCATAATACTGTGACAAACCGAAAAACTCAGCGACAGATAGGGTAAATATCAACCTAATTATTTATCTTTGTTAGCTTTTAAAAGTTAGCATACTAAAAACAATAAAGTGCAATGAAAGATTTTCTGAAATTTACGTTTGCCACCATTACCGGCATCATCGTATCAGTCGTTGTTTTAGTTTTCAGCAGTATTCTGGTGGTTTTCAGCATGGTATCATCTTCGGAGTCAGAAACGCAAGTACGCAAAAACTCCATTATGATGCTGGATTTGAATGGTGCACTGGCTGAACGCAGCCAAGACAATCCGTTCGATGCCCTTATGGGAGACAATTATAAGACTTATGGCCTGGATGATATCCTCTCTTCTATCAAAAAAGCAAAAGAGAATGACGACATTAAAGGTATCTATATAGAAGCGACTTCGCTGGGTGCAGGATTTGCTTCACGCGAAGAAATACGCAATGCATTGAAGGATTTCAAGGAATCGGGAAAATTCATCGTGGCTTATGGTGACAGCTATTCCCAAGGTCTTTATTATCTGTCAAGTGTAGCCGACAAGGTGTTGCTGAACCCGCAAGGTATGGTCGAGTGGAGGGGCTTGGCCGCTACCCCCATGTTCTTCAAGGATTTGCTGGCCAAAATCGGAGTAGAAATGCAGATATTCAAAGTAGGTACCTACAAATCGGCTGTAGAGCCTTTCATCTCTACCGAAATGAGCCCTGCCAACCGTGAACAAATCGACGCTTACCTGACCTCCATCTGGGGACAAGTGACCAATGATGTTGCAGAATCACGCAAAATATCTGTAGACTCACTGAACGCCATTGCCGACCGCATGTTGATGTTCTATCCCGCAGAAGAAAGTGTGCAATGCGGACTGGTCGATACATTAATATATAAGAATGATGTGCGCAACTACCTGAAAGCGATGGTAGGCATCGACAAAGACGACCGCATGCCCGTACTTGGTTTGCAGGACATGATTAACGTAAAGAAGAATGTTCCCAAAGACAAAAGTGGAAATGTGATTGCCGTATACTATGCCTATGGAGAAATTGACGGTGGTTCATCTTCTGCCTCCAGCGAAGAAGGCATCGACTCTAAAAAGGTGATTAAAGACCTGCGCAAGCTGAAAGATGACGAAGATGTAAAAGCTGTAGTATTACGCGTAAACTCACCGGGCGGAAGCGCCTATGGTTCAGAACAGATATGGTATGCCGTCAGCGAATTGAAGAAAGAGAAACCAGTCATTGTTTCCATGGGTGACTATGCAGCTTCAGGAGGTTACTACATTTCTTGTAATGCAGACACCATCGTGGCCGAGCCTACCACACTGACGGGTTCTATCGGCATCTTCGGCATGTTCCCCAACGCAAAGGGGCTGACTGATAAAATCGGGGTAAATTTTGATGTAGTGAAAACCAATAAATACGCAGACTTCGGCATGCTGACACGCCCGATGAATGACGGGGAAAAAGGGCTGATGCAAATGTATGTGAACAACGGATATGACCTCTTCCTCACCCGCTGCTCCGATGGCCGAGGCATCAGCAAGGAAGACCTGGATAAAATTGCCCAAGGCCGTGTATGGACCGGAAGCAAGGCCAAGGAACTAGGACTAGTCGACGAATTGGGTGGTTTGGACAAAGCTTTGGACATTGCCATTGCAAAGGCCGGAGTAGATGCCTATACCGTGATGAGCTATCCGAAAAAGGAAAGTTTCTTTGAAAGTCTGATGAACACCAATCCGGGTAACTACATCAAAGCACGTATGCTGAAAGGCACAATGGGCGAGATATACCAGCAGTTCAGCGTCCTGGAGAATTTTGACAAATGTGACCGTATACAAGCACGTGTCCCCTTTGAACTGAATATTCAATAAATGGAGGAAAACTTTATCAAGATATATCATTGGCTATATCCCCTATCATGGCTTTATGGGATAGGGGTATGCTTGCGAAATAAACTCTTTGACTGGGGCTGGCTCCGGTCAAAGAGTTTTGACGTTCCAGTAATATGCGTGGGCAATCTTGCTGTGGGCGGAACTGGCAAGACGCCACATACCGAATATCTGATAAAGCTATTACAAAAAAACGGAGTAAATGTAGCCACCCTCAGTCGGGGTTACAAGCGTAAAAGCCGAGGCTATGTATTGGCCGATGACAAGAGCAATGTACGCCAAATAGGTGACGAGCCGTATCAAATTAAAAATAAATTCCCCAATGCACGGGTAGCGGTAGACGAAAACCGTTGCCACGGCATTGAGCAACTGCTGAAACTGGAAAATCCCACTGTAGAAGCCATCATCCTGGACGATGCCTTCCAACATCGCCATGTAAAAGCTGGGCTGAACATTCTACTAACTGATTTTCACCGGTTACTGTGCGATGATGCCTTGCTCCCTGCCGGAAGACTCCGCGAACCTTCAAGCGGTAAAAACCGGGCACAGATGGTCATCGTTACCAAATGTCCGGATGATATCAAGCCGATAGACTTCAACATCATAGCTAAACGGCTCCACCTCTATCCATACCAACAACTGTATTTCTCCAGATTCCGCTATGGAATGTTGACACCGCTATTTCCCGAGAAAACGAACAGCCGGAAAGTGCTCTCCTCCCTCACCGGAGACGAGCAAGTACTGCTGGTGACAGGCATCGCCTCCCCCGCCCCCTTACAGAAAGAAGTGGAATCTTACACGCCACACGTCAAATTGCTGGCATTTGATGACCATCATGACTTTACTCCCAAGGATTTATTGCAAATAAAGGAACAATTCCAGCACCTGGAAGAGTGGAAAAGACTGATAATCACCACGGAGAAAGATGCGGCAAGGTTGAAACTCCATCCCGCACTGGACGAAACACTAAAGCCGTACATCTACGTGCTGCCGATAGAAATAGAAATCTTACAAAATCAACAATATATATTTAACCAAAACATTATTGGCTATGTTAGAGCGCATTCAAGAAACAGCAGCCTTTCTGAAGGGAAAGATGCACACCCAGCCTGAGACAGCAATCATCCTCGGTACCGGACTCGGCAGTCTTGCCGGTGAAATCACTGAAAAGTATGAGATAAGGTACGAAGAAATCCCCAATTTCCCCATCTCTACCGTAGAGGGACACAGCGGAAAACTTATCTTCGGCAAACTGGGCCATAAAGACATCATGGCGATGCAGGGACGTTTCCATTTTTACGAGGGCTATTCCATGAAGGAAGTAACCTTCCCGGTACGTGTAATGCGCGAACTGGGTATCAAGACCTTATTCGTTTCCAATGCCAGTGGCGGCACAAATCCGGACTTTGCGATCGGTGACCTGATGATTATCACCGACCATATAAACTACTTCCCCGAACATCCATTGCGTGGCAAAAACATACCTTACGGTCCTCGCTTCCCGGATATGAGCGAAGCTTATGACAAAGAGCTGATTCGTAAGGCCGACGCCATTGCGGCAGAAAAGGGCATCAAGGTTCAGCACGGTGTCTATATCGGTACGCAAGGTCCCACATTCGAAACACCTGCGGAATACAAGATGTTCCATATTCTGGGTGCCGATGCAGTGGGCATGTCCACCGTGCCGGAAGTCATCGTGGCAAATCATTGCGGAATCAAAGTGTTCGGCGTATCTGTCATTACAGACTTGGGGGTAGAAGGTAAAATCGTAGAAGTCTCTCACGAAGAAGTGCAGAAAGCTGCGGACGAGGCGCAACCGAGAATGACAGAGATTATGCGTGAATTGATTAATAGAGCATAAGAAAGCATGAGAACAGAAATAGCTACCCTCGGTGAATTCGGCCTCATCCGACACCTCACCGAAGGCATTGAACTAAAGAACGAGTCGAGCCGATATGGTGTCGGAGATGATGCCGCCGTCCTCTCCTACCCGGCCGAAAAGGAAGTGCTCGTTACTACCGACTTGCTGATGGAAGGCGTCCATTTCGACCTTGTGTATGTACCGCTCAAGCATTTGGGGTATAAATCGGCCGTAGTCAATTTCTCTGATATCTATGCCATGAACGGCACACCGAAGCAGATTACCGTTTCCTTGGGCATATCCAAGCGTTTCAGTATAGAAGACATGGAGGAACTCTATGCCGGCATCCGTTTGGCTTGCGAAGAATATGATGTTGACATCGTGGGAGGAGACACCTCCGCTTCCTATACTGGGCTTAGCATCAGCATCACCTGCATAGGCGAGGGTGAGAAAGGAAAAGTGGTCTACCGCAATGGTGCCCGCGAAACCGACCTGATTTGCGTCAGCGGCGACTTGGGTGCCGCCTACATGGGACTACAGCTTTTGGAACGCGAAAAGGCGGTGCTCAAAGGAGGTGACAAAGACTTGCAACCGGACTTCTCGGGGAAGGAGTATCTTCTGGAACGTCAACTGAAGCCCGAAGCACGCCGTGACATCATTCAGAAACTGGCAGAAGAAGGTATACAACCCACCTCCATGATGGATATATCGGACGGACTTTCTTCGGAATTACTGCATATCTGTACCCAAAGCAAAGTGGGTTGCCGAGTTTACGAAGAACATATTCCTATCGACTATCAGACGGCTGTAATGGCAGAAGAATTCAATATGAACCTGAGCACTTGTGCACTGAACGGAGGCGAGGATTATGAGTTATTGTTCACCGTCCCCATTGCCGACCATGAAAAGGTTGCCGAAATGGAAGGCGTCAAGCTGATTGGCCATATCACCAAACCGGAATTAGGCTGCGCCCTAATTACCCGTGACGGTCAAGAGTTTGAACTCAAAGCACAAGGATGGAATCCTTTGAAGGAAGAAGAAGCGGAAAAAGCATAACTATAAAACTTTTTCAGTATTTTTTCTCAAATCATAAACGCTGATAATTAGCCATATAGCCAATTATCAGCGTTTTTTATTATGAAAGCTATTGCATAGTCCAAAAGTTTCACTACCTTTGCAACCGCAAAAGAGATAAACATGGTGCCATAGCTCAGTTGGTAGAGCAAAGGACTGAAAATCCTTGTGTCCCCGGTTCGATTCCTGGTGGCACCACTTTTAAGAAAAGAAAAACGATGTAAATCCCTGAATTTCAAAGAAGTTCAGGGGTTTTTCATTTCCAAGAATAAGCAAAATAAGTGGGATTAAAGCAAACTGTACGTCCTTATTCGGGGGACGGTTTTAGAAAGCCCTGAATGTTCCACTGCGCGATAGCTACTTCATTCTTTTACAGCACGTTGCACTATTTTACATAACAGAGTCCTCGGTTCGATTTCCTAACTTTGTATCATTAAAAATTGAGCAGTATGGAAAGAAAAAGATTCAGCGTTTTGTTCTTCATCAAGAGAAGCAAACTGTTAAAAAACGGGGAAGCGCCCGTGCGTGTGCGTGTCACTTATGACCGCTTATATGTGGAACTCCAACTTAAACGAAGTGTAAAAGTCCCACTTTGGTCGCAGGACAAAGAGAAATCAATAGGCAAAGACCGCAATTCCGTAGAACTAAACCATTACATTGATGCCTTGCGTGTGAAATTCTATCAAATCTATCAAGATTTAGAACTGGAGGGAAAGATTATTTCTGCCCGTGCCATCGTAAACCGCTATCAGGGAAAGGACGAAACTTTCAAGACATTATATAATGTATTCAAGGAACATAACGACAACTGCCGGAAACTAATCGGAACGGATTATGCCGACATTACCGTAAGACGTTACGATAATTGCCTTAAATACCTCATGGAACTGGTGAAACGAGATTATAAGGTAGATGATATTCTACTACGTGAAGTAAACGGGGAATTGGTGCGCAATTTTGATTTATACCTGAAAACGGAAAAGCATTGCGCACAAAATACTGTTATCCGTTATATGAAGTGTTTCAAGAAAGTGATAAACCTTGCCATTGCAAACGAATGGATAACAAAAAATCCGTTTGCCGGAATCAAGTTTCACGAGGTGGAAGTAAACAAACAGTTCCTTAGCCAAACTGAAATAAATAAGATATGGCAGAAAGAATTTAAGATAGAACGGCTGGAACTGGTACGGGATGTATTCATTTTCCGTGTGTACACCGGATTGGCGTTTATAGACGTATATAATTTACGCCCCGAACATATTTCCGAAGATAGTAACGGTAATTTATGGATAGTAAAAGCCCGTGAAAAGACAAATAACCTTTGTAACATTCCGCTTTTGAGCATTCCGAAGCAGATACTTGAAAAATACAAGGACAATCCATATTGCCTTGACAAAGGCGTAATGCTGCCTGTTCCTTGCAATCAACTGATGAACAGTTATTTGAAAGAAATTGCCGATCTTTGCGGAATTAGAAAAAATCTGACCACGCACACGGCAAGGCATAGCTATGCAACCCTTTGTCTTTCAATGGGTGTTCCGATAGAAACGATTAGCCAGACATTGGGACATCGAAGCATTTCCACTACTCAAATCTATGCGGACATAACACGTACCAAAATCAATGAGGATATGACAAATCTTGCAGAACGGATTGAGGGAAAATATGAATTGGTAAAGTAA